CGATAATGTACATATTTATTTTATTTTAAGATTATTTGATTGTAAATTTAGATAAAAAAAAGCCTCGATTATTCGAAGCTAATTTTATTTAATATGTTTTTGATCTAAAATATTCTCCAGTTGGATATTCTATTTTAAATAATTCCTTCGCTTGCTTTACATTTTCGGCTTTATACCACTTTGCCCAATACCCACAATTGAATAAGAATTCAACTCTTAAAAATTTAACTCCTTTAGTAGTGGGTTTTTTGTTTAAATTGCAATGTATGATCATAATATTTAATTTTTTTGTTGATTTTCGTCTATTCCAGAAAGAAACCCGATTAATTGCCAAAGCGTCAAAAAGTGCCTTTCTATTGTTCCCATTCTCACGGTGTAGAAACCGTTTATTTCTGATATTTCCATTTTATGCAGCTTTAGATTGTTGGTACTTTTTTTCTGCATTATAAAGAAACGATTCCCAGCATTTACGGGTTCGATTCCATTCATTGCGAAGTTCTCGCCTTGCCTCAGAAAATGGCGCAAAATGATAATTATGCTCTTTTTCGTAATTGTAGTCCCTTTTTTGCTGGCTGGTCATTGGTTCGCTATTTTTAAAATATTTGTATAGTGGTTTTTTATTTCTGTAATTGCCTCACTTACTAAAGTTGTAGTATGGTAATTTTGTTTCCAGTGTGAAAATTTTTTCATTGCCTCCTTTGGATTTTCTAAAAAATTACCATACACCGTAAACATGTAACCATTATCATCATCCACCCGAATATAAAAAAAACCTATTTTAGTATTTATTTTCATTTCGTATCGTTCCGAAGCATCCACGGGAACAAAACCCAAACTTTTAAAAAATTCGTTTGCCTCTTTTATAAATTGCTTTTGAATTGCTTTTGTATTTTTCATTTTGATTTAGTTTAAAATTTCAACGTTATAACCTATATTTTTCAATTCTGATAACAAAGGAAAAAACTGTTTTTTAGTTGCTTTTTTTTGTTCGTTAAACCATTCTTTGCAGCACATTGAGTGCTGGCCAATGTGTGAATAACAATTAGGAAAATCTGTATTTCCATCGATAAAAACGGCCGTAACTTCTTTGAATTCTTTTGTATAAACAAATTTTACTTTTACATTAATTGTACTCATGATATTTTAGTTTAAAATTATACTTAAAAACAATACTATCGAAAGGAACAAATAAACTCTTTTAATTATCCTTTCTATTTCGCTGCTCGGCCTCGGTTTTCTTCTCATATTTCAAAGATTAAAGGTAAATGACACAAAAGCACGCCCGATAAAATAAAGCCCTATTAAAAGCCCTATTTTGATTTGTGTTGACTTTTTCATTTTTTTCTTATTTGCCAAGTATAAACGTCTTCGCTAAAAGTGTCAAAACCTTTGTTTATTGACTTTTGAGACAAAAAACATTCGATAATGGAAAGATCAACATTGATAGTGTCATTTTCATTATATACAAGATTTTCATTTAAATAAAATCCTGGTTCCATTCCTTTTTGGTCAAAGTCAGAAGCATCGAAATAAGATAGCCAACATTCTTTGTACATGTCATTAGCGCAATTCTTTGCAAACTCTTTTTTTGCTGCAATAAAACCATCGGCAAAAATATAGCCTCTTTTTTCAAAGCTTTGGCCGTCTCTTTTTTTGTAAATTGGGTATTCTGTAAATTTGCTCATAATTTCTATTTTTTAGATTAATTTTTGTTTGTGTTACCCTCCCATTAAGGGAGACGCTTGCATCTTAAAACCTTTTTTAAGCCGATGCAACGGCTGTTTTATTCTTCGTCTTCATCCTCCTCGTCTTCTTCCAATTCATAATACAAATCTTGAAAAAAGTCGTTAATTTCGTCCTGTAATTCGCTCCATTCGTCACGGGCATTGCTTGAAGCAAGCAAAGAGGCTAAAACTTCACTGTTAAGGTTTTTTAACTCAAAACCATATTCGGCAGCAATTTCTAAACTTTCATTTAATGATGGATCATTTTCTTTTAAGTAAGCAATTGCGTTACTGTAATAGATTATTTCAATATCGAAGCCGTTGTTATCTTCTAATTTTTCCGTGATGCTATCAAAAGCATTTTCTAAATCTATTTCATCCAATTCTACATAATCGGTAACTGAAATTTCAGTTTTTAGAGTTGATAAAAAATTAACAATTGATTGTGTTTGTGTTTCGTTTAAAGTTTTCATGATGTTTTAATTTTGAAGTTGTTTTAAATTGTTTTTTTAGATTATCCTTTCATATCGCCAAAAGCGATAACAAGAACTAAAAGGATTGAGAAGATTGTGATAATGATAGTAGATGTTTTCATTTTGTTTGTTTTTTAGTGGGTTATTTTGTTGGGTCAAATATACAACTGTTTTTCATATACACAAACTTTTTTTATACTTTTTTTAAATATATTTTTAATAAAAAACGTGAAGCCCTTATTTTACTAGGGTTCACGTTTATAACTTTTTTTATGATTTTTTGTATTATTCTGTAATTATCTTACAACTTTATTTTAATTTAACCGTTGGACTTTCGGAACTTGTTAAATTTGTGCTTATTGTTCCTGGTGCATAAGATCCACCCAAGGCAGCAATTGAAACGGCCACTTTTGCCAATTCTGCATTGATCAACACATTTTGCGCATTGATCGCCTGGACCAAGTTTTGGAACCGAACCCCGGAATATGTGGATCCGTTTAACTCCAAAACTCCCGAAGCTCTCGCATACACATACCCCACGACCTCCCCAGAGCTGTCTAGGGCATACATCCGACTTCCTCCTACCTCCGCAAGCTGGTTCTTGTTGATGTACCCGATGATAACAGATTCCGCTTTGTTGGAAGTCTCCCCATATATGGCTGTCCAATTTTCAGGTGCAGAACTATCAAATCCGAATGGACCGACCTCTTTGGCCGTTTTGGCCCCGAATTGGAATACCTTCAAAATTCTTTTACCTTGTTCTATTGAGGAACTTTTTACCTTTGCGAATGTTAACATAGCTTTCTGTATTAGGTTGAAAAAAAATTTATTTATTTTTAAAAAAAAATTATTTATTTATTGATTTGAAAAAAAATTTATTTTTTATTTTAAAACCCTTATCTCATAACTTAATCCTGATTCTTCAAACATTAGTTGAATACAATCTTTAATTGAATTAAGAGATTCAATATGAGCAACTTCATTTTTAAATGAATTTATATCCAAACCATATTGTGTTTTACAAAATAAAGATTTTAATTTTCGTTCAACTTTTTTAATTAATGAATCACATTCACAATCATAATAATAAATTGGAATAAAAGAAAAGCCTAATTCATTTATTGACCTTGTTAAATTATATATTCTTTCGCTATCTGCAAAAGTAGCCCCTATTTTTAATCTATCATCTGATAATCTACATATATAAATCCTAGATTTAGCTTTTTTAATATTTTGAATATGGTCATTATTTTTTCGCTTTTCAACAAACTTATTAAGCCTATATTCATTTTGATATTCTTTGGCTTTTTGTTTATTATTCTCTCTGTAAATTCTTTGATACTCTGAATAAGATTTGTCTTTGTAACTCATAATATTTTGCATTTAAAAGGAAACCCCTCGATAATTAGATACCTATCGCCAAACAGGGTATTTCATTATAAAGGGGTTAGTCTTTGATATGTCTATCTGTTTGGCTCGACAAATATACATCTTTTTTTATAATATCGATTGATCATTAGTATATAAATTTATATCCTCATTCAAATGTACATTGGTATGAAAATCGTGATCATCGTGATTAAAAAATAAATTCCTTGGATTATCCCCGCTAAAACTTTCTGGCGGCACCAAATTTAAAGTTGTCGTATCTGATTTTTCATCGAACTTCATTGTTATACTATCCACCATCCAACGATTGTATGCGTAGTTGTAAATGTAATGGTTATGGCAATTCACAATCTCTCCTGGATAAATTTCATCAAACAATCCTTGAAGCTCAACTGTAGCAGTTATGTTCTTCAACTCGGCAGCCAATTCATTCTTTGCAGCATCTTTCGTTTCAGTATCTTCTCCTGACGTTAATAGTTTGGTTGTAGGACGGTATTTTCCAACCAAGGTATTCTTTGATACATCCGTAGTAGAAACGCCCTCATTCTCGTCGCTGGGCTGTCTGACGATGTTTATATCCGAGTGCATAGACTGGCCGTTTACATCCATACCCATTGAAAGAGAATTTCCTTTGGTAAAAAAGTATTTTGGTTTTTGTAGTAAGTCTGGTTGGAATAACAACACATCCCCCTTTTCGTTATGCGACAAAATAATATTTTTTTGTCCTGCCAACTTTGCCAAATAATCTTTTATGCTTTCTGTTGGACTGGCCGATGTTCTCCCGAATACTGAATTTGATTTGGCTTTTAAGGATTCAAAATCTGACTTCACACGAACTTTTTTTGCTTTACCATTTACAGCCGTTTCGCTTATGGTTTTCGCCTGATCCGAAATCAAAACTTTAATCCCGAACAAACCGCATAATCTCTCGGCAATATCTTTCAACGAACGATTGGTACTTTCCAATGGGTACGAACTCACAGGAATAGTGACATCCTCCAAGATACCACTTTTTGAATATCCAGAAATAACAACCAATTCTCGTCCTGAATTACTTTTGAATCGATGGTTCAAAATTGTTCCTGTAAAAATTAATTTGTCTTGTGAATTGAAAATTTCAACTGATTTATATTGTAACGGCTTGAACATTTCCTGATGCTCCTTGTTCTGTGCGCTGAACCGTGATGAGAACTCAAATGTAGAAGCGATTGAATCCAACTTCAATGTTATGGAGCCAGCAGCGAAATAATCCACATTTTTCCCTTCTATACTTATTCTGAAAGCCATCCTGTATGATTTAATGTTTTTAAAAAAATTATTTTTTATTTTGCGTAACGAATCTCTGTGCCTTTTTCTATAGCAAATAACTCATTCAATTTCAAATTATTTGTTTTCACAAATGTATCAATATTTGCATCATCATCATCCAACCCAAGGTATCTGTGAACTAACAAAATTACATTTGTTTTCTTGTCGGTAATCACAATTCTTTCTCGCTTGGTTTCGAATGACATTAAATATAAATTGGCAATGGTATAATTTACCATAGAATTTAATTCAGATTGTACCGAAGCATCAGGACTGTATGTGTTATTCACATCATAAACCGATACTTTCAAATCTCCCAAAGTATCTACATAATCTTTATGTATTTTAGCAATTCTGGCTGTCATTTTCTCTACGTCAGAAACCAAAACATAATCTCCCACAATCGGATTAACCGCAACCATACTCATTGAAGCGATTGTAGAAGCTCCCATTGATTCAAAATACTTTTTATCTGCCAATGTAGCTATGGAAGTTTTTAATCGATAATAGATGTTCTCATACGATGCAATACGTCCTTCAATAGCCTGTGCATAAGTAGAAGGCAAGTCCAAGAAATTCTGAATAGTTTGGATAGCATTCAATGGAGCTTCCAATAAATTGTCAATTGCTTTCAGTCCTGCATTTAAACTATTTTGAAAGTCCGCAAAAGTATTACTATCCTGAATGCTTTTCATTTCTCCCGACATATCAGCAATACTTTGAGCCTGTTTCGCTACGTCAATCGAAGCAAATTTTACGTTGGTAACTGCCGACAAAGCCGAAACCGAATAAACCAAATCTCGCTTGTCTCTCGTGTTGTCCTTAACCGTGAAATTTGAAACAGGGTAATCAGCATCAATACTCTCCCAAAATGGCACGGTAATTTCCGTTACGTTCAACGAACTATCATCACGCTTAATACTTATCGGCTGACCAGAAATAAGCCCGTAAAATGGATGATTTACACGCCACGCTCTTGGGTCGTCTGCCGAAATTTCAAATTTATCCGCTTGGTCTATATTGTCCGCACCTTCAAACCAAAATACCAAAGGCAATTTCCTTGATTTTGGCTTCTTTCTGTCAACCAACGTCCCTTTCACGCTGATAAATTCAAAGGACGATGTGTTGTATTCTTTTTCCAATTCGCCACCTTTGTACAAAGGGTAGTAGGTTTGGCCGTCCCCTGTTTCAATGCTGAATTTTATGCTGTTAATCCTTTCCTCCCAATTCATAGTAAATTATTTTTATCTTGTGCTTTTCAACACCTTGTTAAATTGAAATGTAGCATTCTTTAAATAGAAATCGTCCATTTGCTTTTGAGTTTTCAATGCTGCCTCTTTATTAAAATGCGTTGCCTTGGCATTGGCAACGTGCTGTTTTCTATGTCGCATTAAGAAATCAACTTTAATTTCAGGACTACCACCTCCAACACCTCTTTCAAAACTTTTAACCTGAACCAAAAATCGTCCATTAGATGTGTTGATGAACACTTGTTTTTTAGCTTTGGCACTCGCATACATTCTGGCAATATTTGATTTGCTTTTTCCTTTCAGGACTTTCGATTTATCAAATCTTGCATTTCGTTTTACCAAACCTCTTGCTCCACGTGATTTACCAATGTACATCCCTCCTTCATCATCACGTCCTCCAACCTCATTAGATTCCATACCTTTGTTGATTGCTTTCTTGGCTGAACTTTGCCCTCTGTCCTGAAATCCTACCTCGGAATACATTGAATTAACATTGAATCCATTCGCTCGTTTTACTCCGGTGTAACGCTTGAAAAAAGCAGGGTTTCTAACAGTCATATTTTTTTTGGCAGAATCAAGTATGTTTGATTTTTTCATTTCAAACGCAGCATCTGATAATGTACTTCTCACGGCTGCGGGAAATGCACTCTTATTCAAACGTTCCAATTTAGCAGTCAGAATGATTGCAGCATCAGTATTTACATTCATTCTGAAATTAGCCATAAAAATGTTTTTTACAAATGTATTACATTCCCTCGGTATAAACATCAAACTTAGATGGCTCTCCAATAGAAACCAATCCTTGTGCATCAACAATTTTAGCCCATATTGTCCATTCTCCAACCTCATCTATGTCCGCTGCCGAAACAACCACATACTTTATGATTCCATTTTTAACATTAGTAACAACACAATCTTTTATTTTTTCAACACCTGATGGGGATTTAAAAATCATTTTTACATTTGTAATTCCTGTCAAATCTTTTCCTGTTTCCAAGTACAAAGACAAATCGGTTTGCCCGATATATATTTTTCCCATAATTATTTTATTTTAGATTTTTGATACAATAAGCCTGTTATTGTAGATTTTTCTTCCAACGTATTTGTTACTTTAGATTTTTGATATTCATATTTATTAAACAAACTATCATCTTCCAGTGAATTACTAATCAATGATTTTGAATAAATAATATTGGTTATCAATGAATCTCCAATTAAAATTTCATTATCTGAATAATCCATTACGGTTGCCGAAATATCGTTTAGCGAAAGTAGTAGATTAAATTCATCAAAGAAAGATTCAACGGGATTACCTATTGATTCAGCTAATAACGAATCCATTGAAAATAATAACTCAAAAGCTTCTGGTGAAACATAAGAACCACCATTTGCCGAAATATCGTCAATGTTTGCTGTTAAATGAAGCTCCAAAATAGAGGCATTTCCGTTTCCTGTAGCCGAAATAACTTCAATGTTAATAAGGAAATTGAAATTTTCAAGACTTGCTGAAACATCGCTTACAACTTGTGCTGTTAACGTGTCAAATGATGATAATAAGTCGAATGACTGTATAGTAGCATTACTACTGCCTATTGATGTGATGGATTCAAAAGAAGCTGAAACATCAAACGTTTGTAACGATACATTTGAGCTTCCAGATGCACTTATTGTTTCGAGTGAAACCGATACATCAAAAGGCGATAACGTGCCGTTTGCCCCCGCAATTACGGTTAATATTTCTAACAATATTGAAACATCGAAAGTAGTTAACGTGGCTGTTGCTCCTACGCTTGCCGTTATAGCATCAAAAGAAACAATCTCTTCGAAACTCGATAGTGTAGCGTTTGAACTTCCACTTGCTGAAACACTATCAAATAATAAAACAGCTTCAAATGTGCTTAGTGTAGCTATCGCATCGCCTGTGCTTTGATTTCCAAAAAAATCATTATTCAAGACAAGAGAGGCTTGTGAACCATCTGTCCACAAAGCATAGCCACCTCTATATCTTGTAAGTACATTCATTTATCCGTGAGCAATTTTACCACCACCTCTTATTGTTCCAGATGATGTTGTAGAAGTTAAAACTATTGGGAATAAAGCTGAGCTATTATATATTTCTGGAAGCCCTAATTGCGCCCAGTCAGAAACAAACTTGAAGTTTGCTATTGGTGCGCCAAGTGTCATTCTTGGTCTTGTGGCCGTAACTCCAAAACTACCTGCTGTTGCTGTTGTAGCCGATAAAGTAACAGAAACAACACCACGAATAAACTTTCCTGATTGTGCGGCAGGAATCAAAGAATTTAAAGAAATTGCATGTGATGCCGGTCTTGTAGCCGCTAATGATAATGCTGTTAAATTTCCTGTTGTTCCATCATTATAAGTGACATTTATTGTTGCCGTAACTGCTGTTCCTCCTGTGGCCGTGTACCACTCTAACCACCATTGTACATCGCTATAATTAGCATCTCCAATTCTTTCTGATAAATTATCAGTTGCTAATAAAGTGCTTAAATCTATGCCGACTGTTTGAGCAGTTGCCAAAGTTCCATTTAAACCTCCCATATGTACCAACCTATCGTGAAGCTCCATAGTCATTGCAGCATTACCAGTTGCCAATTCTAAATATGCACCATAACTTGTGATAGGCAAAGTTTGTTGTGTAAAATTTATAGCTCCAAGAGTAGCATTGTTACATACGGCAACTGCCGATGGAATAGCTCCTTGCCCTGGTTGGCCTGTTGCACGCCACAAACTACAATAAGAAGCCGCAGTTTGTGAGGCTATTGATGCTTTATCGATGATAATTCTTGATGAATTATTGCCTAAAGCTTTGATAATTCCGTCAACTGTTTCGATTGCCATAACTAAGAAATATTAATCACAGGAGCAGTGATGTTGAACGTTCCGCCTGTACTTACAATATCACTTCCAAAATCGCCATAAGCAATGATTTCGTCTAAGTTGGAAGCACCGCCCCTTGACTTATATAGCACGCATCCACGGGCTGTAATAGTTGCCGTTGGTATTGAGATAGCATCACAAGTGAAAACCCCTTTATCGGTTCCTGTGTTAACTGTAACCGTTTTGTTTGCTAACGTCATACCACCTGCCGTGTAGCCAGCACCTACTACTTCACCTGTAATATCGCTTCTTTTCGTGTGCGTGTCGATGTTTGGTGTATATGCCGATGTTACTAACATCATTTTGATTGTATCGGTATCTAAATCAATACTTCCATTCATTATATCTCTTTTAAAAGAGTTGTAAATTGCATTTGCCATTTCTTTTTATATTTAATTGTTAAAATTATAATTTTATTTACAAAGTCCACGCTTTAGCAACTTCGCCACTGCTAAAATAAGTCTTTCCATTGAATCCGAATAGATTTCCATTGATACTACCATAATCACCTAAAACTACTTTTGCTCCTGTAGTAAGGCTATATGAACTTAAAACACCAGTAATCAAAGTGTAAAGTAAATCATTTTTTACGACTGAATTTGATGTTTTTACGAAAGTTACATCTAAATCTAAACTTGAAGCTAAAGTTAATGTGGCTGCTCCAACATTATAAATCAATTTGGTAATTGAATAATCATTGGCATTGTTATTCATAGCATTGGTTACGTAAACAGTTGCTTGTTTCATATAAACATAAGGCGAAAAATCACTTGCGCTTGCGAAAGAAGTTCCCGACAAAGTTACAGCAAAAGAAACACTTAAATCAGTCAAAGCAAATTGTCTGAAGAAATAGGTATTTGATGCAGGAATTAAGCAAAAACAAAGTACATATCCATTTGAAATCAAAATATCATTTACCAATACCGTTCCATCACTTACATCAACTCGAATAATGCTTTCTAAATAATCAATGCTTGGTACATCACTTATTAAATTTCCTCCTGATTGATAGTACATTTTGTTACTGTCATTGAAAGCAATTGGTAATCCCATTACGGTAAAAATTTCATCTGAAATGGAGTCCAAGAAAGCCAAAGAATAAGCACGTACTCCCGAAGTATCAAGAATCAATAATAATTCATCAGCAGCCTTAAAACCTGAACTTGTGAAAGGATATGATGTTGCGCCTGAACCCTCAAAAGTATAAATACCACCAGCAGCATAAGCATCAGTTGCTCTTGCAACAAAAAAGTATTTATTTGGTAATAATTCTATTGGTAATGGTATGCTCCAAACTGTTCCTGTCAATGTTAATATTTGCTCAATGTCATTTAAGGTATTTGGTAGTTTTTTTAATGCTTCCAAAAGTTGATATTGCGTATCATCATTATCTTGTGTTCCCGTTGGAATCACACCAGTAGCTTGTAAAAGTTTGTACAAATTGGTCAGTACATCACCATAAATTTCTTCTACTACAGGAGTACCATCAAGCAAATCAGTTTCATTTTGAATAGTGCTAAATGGAAATTTAGCTTCTGAATTTTGTGGAACTACTAATTGTTTTATCGTTCTCATTGATTATTTTTTTATAATTGAACTACTTCTATGTGTATTTTTAAACTTTGAGCATTTGAAGCAATTTCTCTTAAACTTAATTGAAATTGAGTTGTTGAAATTGGCTTAAAGATAACTTGTGTAATATCATTGTCAGTATCTAAACTTGCACTTTCTCCTTGTACCCAAGTTTTTACTATGTAACTTGTATTTGCCATTGCAACCGCCATTGTGCAGGTAATAATAGAATCTGGACCCGTACTTGCTAATGTGGCAGCACTTATTTGTCCACTAACAGGCAAACTACCCGCTCCCCCAACATTTAAACCACTAAACCATCCTACATTTTTCACAGGACTTGTTCCAATTCCATTAATTATATCCCAAAATGCTTTGGATAATAATCCATCTTGTGTATGGCTTGCTAAATAACTTCCTGAATCAACTCCATTTACTCTACGAACAAAAGCCGTTAAATTTGATTTTGGTGTAGTAGCAACTGTTTCAATTGTACCTGCATTTTCCTCCGCTTGAGATGCTTTTTTAAGAAAAAGTAATTCAGTACACATTGCATTTAAGCTGTTCCAATCTGCAATACGAACTATTGATACCCCAACGCTTGTTTTAATCACTCTAACATACTCATTTGCCTTGAAATCGCCTGAATAAGTAATAGCCATACTTGTAGTCCCCGAACCTTTGATTAAAGTTTCAGTTGTTTTGTTGGCAGAAGCTAAACAAATCAAAAACTCATTGTCTTTCATCAATGACAATTTTATACCAATTGAAAGAGTATCTGTTCCGTTAGTGGTCAATGGATAGATGTAATCATTTTTAGAAGCCAAAGCCGATAATGCTTCTATAATTTGATAACCGCTTGTTTCGTTGTCTGGAAGTCCTGTTGGTACAATATCATACAATCGCATCAATCTTGAAATATTGCTATGCAAATCCCCATAAACTGAACGATTTACTCCTGTTCCATTTCCAGATCCATCATTATCTTTTATTCTTCCGTCTGGATAATTTCCTAAATCGCTACTATCTACGTTTGGATTATTTTTTAATGGTATCATATATTTTTATTTAAAGTGTAATTTCTACATAAGTTACATAAACGTCTAAATCTCCAGTTCCTCCGATTGGATTTCCATTATTAGCTCTTAGTTTATATAAATTATTTTTAATTCCTCCAGTAAGATTTTGAGCAATCTGTATAACGGACTGAACATATCCTTCTATATCATTTGTTAAAGGACTTCCTGTTATATTAGCCGTTTGAACAATGTTAAAATCATTTATAACAGAAAGTGCATTTGTAATCAATGTATAACCTGTTCCAGCATTTCTTCTGATATAAATATTAGTTGGATATTTTATTTTACCTGATTCTGTAGAATCTAAAATAGTTATTGGAGTTGTAAATAATTGAAGTATTTCTGCTTCTGAAATTATAGTTTTAGCAACTTTTACTTTTATTTCCTGATCCAAATAATCCATCATTAATTCCCTATTAGCTCCATCATCTGTAGGAGTAATACTTTTAGCAATTGTCTTTCCTGATATTTTAGCCGTAATATCATTGTTTACGTCTTGTCTTGTTATTGGCATAATTTCTATTTTTTAGTTATAAATATCATTGTAAACGTCATTATGTATTCTTTCCGTTAGATAATCAACAAAATTAATAAAAGTAAAGGCAACTAAATGAGCTGGCTTCAATTTTAATACTAATTCTCTAAATTCTTCCTCTCTCTTTGGCGGTATGTTGGCCATATTTCCTAATATCTGACCTCCAATAAAAAACGCAGCCCAAAGTCTATCATCTGAAACGGAATAAGATTCATCAGGTTTATATGAATTAGCTATTAATTGTACTTTACCTCCACCGTGTTGCATTCCTATTCCGTGTTGGGAATCGCCTCCGTGCTGAACGTTATTTGAAGCCATTGCAATTATATCTTGTGGCTTTTGAAATGGAAATGTGTTTTCGTGAACATAAACATCAAATCCTGCTAACTGTAATTGGTATTCGATGTAATTTTTATGCTGTCTTGCAGGAACATTTCGGCCTCTACTCATTCTTCGATAAATAGCTTTTCTTCTTTCATCAACACTCAATGTCAAATCAACCACCATTCCGAAACGATATTCCCACAACTCACAATCGTCAATATTAAAGTTTTCATTGTCAGGAAAAGCAGAATCAATTGTAGATTGGCAATCATTTATAATTCGAATGAAACTTTTATTTAAAGCTAAATGCGTATTATTAGCTACTCCATTTTTAGGCATATAAAAAGCTCGTCCTGTAGGATATAATTGAGCAGCTAACTCTGACATCAAATCCGTCAAACTTTTAATTCCTGCAACGGGAAATCGATGGGGAGTTTTAAATCCGTGAGGAGTATTTACCCCGTGAACTGTACTTTTTTCGGTTACTTCATACATAGCTATACTGTATAAGTTAAGTTTCTCAAATAAGGAATATTTCCAAGGGTAAACTCATAAGATGTGATTGCATTTCCATCTACGTACAAAGTCAGCAAATTAAAGAAGTTTCCATTGGTCAAAGTATCGGTAACAACTGACTGAACTTTTCCTGAATACAAAATATCATTTTTATTTCTTCTCAAATCGGCTCCCGAAATAAAAGGTCTTACATCATACAATAAATCTGTTATGCTTAATTCAATTGAGTTTTTCACTGAAACAGAATCATCATTTAATCCTGCAATCGTAACATCAACTGGCACCAATGTAATCGCTGAAACCTGAACATCGGCTTGAATTGGTCTCCTACCTCTTTCATTTATTGGTTTGGTAATATCAGGGTCTTGTTCAATTACATCTTCCACATCAGTCAAAATAGTTGAAGTTGGAGTTCCTTTTCCATCGGTACTATCAGCCAATGTAGCCTCCACATACAAGTCAATTGTTCCCGTATTCACATCTTGTACGTAAGGAAAAACTAATCGTACTCCTTGTGCATCAGAACTCCATTGGCGATAGTCAGATTTTGAGCCTCCCTGTGGCTCCAACTGAATTGCATTTAAAATAGCTTGTCTATACAATTCTGTAGTTTCCCCTGCCTTTGGCTGAACTAAAACTTCTGTAACCGTAACCGTTTTATCAACTCCAATAACAGGCTCAGTAATGGTCAATTTATCAGCAACATTCAAATTATAATCTACTCCGGAACCAATGGAACGAATCTCAATTTCATCGGCTGTTCCTGTCAAAGTATATTCGGCATCCAAGATATAAACCTGACCCGCATTCAAAGCATCTTCATTTGATTTAAATGTTAGATTCACTCTCAAAACTGATCCTGCAACTCCTGTAACCGAAACCTTAAATGAACCAATGGAATCAGGAAAAGGATTTCGATTCATATAAATCATTCCTTGTCTTTCCAACGTTCCTCCCTGGTCAGCAGTTGTGGCTTTGTCAGGAAAAATATTGTCTTGAATATCACTCAAATACAAATACTCTAAGTGAAATTGTGCTGCTAATACCAAGGCAAGAGCATCTAATGTTTTCTTCAAATAGTCAATGCTTAGATTTAATTTGCTTCGTAAATCATTGGAAATATTTGTGTTTATTTCCTTTATAGTTGGAATTGGCTTCATTTTTTAAATCAATTTAGTTATTATTACTTCGTTTTTTGAGTTGTTCCAAACCATTTGCAATACTTTGTCTTGCTGGTTGGTTTTCTCGCTGAAACTTACCATTATGGATATTCTTGAAACGCTTTCAATCCCAACTTCCACAACAAAATCAACAACCCCTTTCAGGTAATCCAAGTCATTGTTCACGGCTTGCAAAATACTCAATCTACCCGAACTATTCAAAGCCACATTACCAAGAGTTCGCTCCGTTTCTGAATTGAACTGCTTTGTCTTAACGTCTTTCCAAATCAAAGAGTTTCCCCAATAGTCAAAACGTTCTTCGCTTGCTAAGTATGACGGCTTTGTGGATGCCTGAATATTGCCTCCAAACAACGCTAAATAGATTTGCTGATACAATGACTCTCCCATCAACAAATCGTTGTTTACAATGGCGAAATCACCACCACTTCCTGTTTCAAATAAATGTATGTCGGTTGTGTTCATATTATTTACTTCCTTGATTTCTTGTTAGATTTACTGGAATCCCCTGTAATTTACTTTCGTCAATATCTTTTACTAATCCACCAGGGTCATTTAGATTAATACTTAAACTTCCTCCTCGACCTCCTTTTAAGGCTTCCATAATATCTTGACTGTACATATTATTCTTTCCTGCTAAATTTTTTGGTTTTGATTCTTGATTATTATCAGTGATAGGCATTCCTCCAGAAACCGACATAACACCATTTACGTTTGATAATTTTAAAGCAGGTGCGTTTTTAGCTAAAATATCTCTTTCTGAAACTACTTTTGCATTGGCTACGTCTTTTATTTTTTTCTGTTTCATAATCGCTGTCAAATCACTTCCAAATGCTAAACTAGAAGTTTTTGGATTATGAGATTCCATTAATTGCTTTTGCTTTTGCAACTCTCTGGACTGAACTTTGGTTGAATTCTCCCAAGCCTTATTTGATTTATCAAGACCTCCAATTTGTTTTGAAACCATTGTATCAGTTGCAAAAACACTATCAAACATAGCATAAGTCAATAAACCTAATGCAGCGACGATTAAAAGAATTGGCCATAAAGCCGCTATTTCTGCTGCAACAAAAGCCCAAGTTGCTGTAACAACTCCCCACAACGCTGTTCCAAGACCAACATTGGACAATGCGGCCAAGGTAGAAACAAAGGTATATGCTTCTGTTATTGCTGTAACTAACGCTATTGCTTTTGATAATCCGTAAAATAAAAATGCTCCAACTTTAGCAACGGTTCCAAGAATAAGCAATGCCAATGTCACATTTAATAATGTAGTTGCCAAGCCATCATTTTTTTTCATCCAACTTGTAATTCCATCTATGGTAGGAGTCAGTCTATCGATAAATCCATTTATCCTAGGCATTAATTCTTCGCCAATTTTTATTGCTAAAACTGTCAAACTATTTTTCATTCTTTGAACTCCAGCAGAAACAGTTTTTTGCTGTTTTTCAAATGCAGCATCTAAAGAATTGACATTTCCAGTCATATCACCATAAACTAATTTGAACTTGTCAGCTAATGGTCCAAGTAAAGATAGCATCGCAGAAAACCCTTCTTTTCTACCAAAAGCCTTTGAAGTCAACACTCCCATTTTATCTGCTTCATCACGAACAATTCTCATAGAGTTCACAAGACCTCCATTGGCTTTAATCCATTTTGGAACATCCTTAACCCCTAATCTTGAGAATATTTTTGACATTGTTCCTGACGGCTTAATCAATGCAGTAACAGCACTTGAAACTTGTGTTTGCGCTCTGGAAGCTGTCATACCCGTAGTAGTCAATGTAGCTGTAGTTGCTAAATATTCCTCCAAACTTACATTCGAGTTTTTAACTAATGCTGCACTTGAACCAAATGATTCTGCTATTCCAGAAACAGTAGTTTTACCATATTTTACAGCCTTGAAAACCATATTGGCAACTTTCTCTGATTCTGTTGCTTTGATGTTGAAAGCATTCAATGAAGAAGTAATAACATCAACACCTTCTTTTGCGGTACCCAAACCTGCAACTCCTAATTTTGAGGAAGATTTCAAAACCATCATCGCATCCTTCGATTCAATACCAGCAGAAACAACATCATACAAAGCATCGGTTAATTGTGATATTGGAACAGGCATTTTCTTTGACATTTCCAATACTGAATTACCCATCGCTTTGATTTGACCAGGGAAACTATCAATTGTAGTATCAACATTTGCCATTGCCTTTTCAAACTTTACGGCTTCATTCACAGCATATCCAATTCCAATTGCCATTCCAACTCCTGCACTCAACATATTTGTTCCAGCCGAATTAAATGACCTTGAAGTTCGCATTGCTGCTGCTTGTGCAGTTTCTCCAAATGCAGCCGTTTTTCGTGTCATTTTTGAAACAACATCACTGAAACGATCCACCGCATAAAAAATAGTTGGAACCTTCATCGTAGCTACTGCCATAATTACTCTTTTTTAGAAAAAAACCCTTAATAGCTTTACTACTACTAAGGGTTTAAATTATTTACTTTGTTTCATTTGTTTATTCAGTCTAACAATTTCATTATACCAATAAACGATTCCTTTAAAGTCAAAATCATCACAAAACATCTTATCTATTTCTCTCGGTGACCAGTGATGATAATCAACAATACTCATAATCATATTGTCCAACCCATCAAATGACCACCTTATGAAAAAACTGTTGCCAATTGTTGAATTACATCCCAATCATAACGGCTGAAATTATCTAACATTTCTACATCTTTGTCAATAATGAATGAAGTCATTTTCAACTGCAACATAAAAACTTCTGTTTGAGGATTCAGGCCTTTAGCAATGTTGGCCAATGTCAAAGGTTTAATTCTTGTTCTGAAATTAATTTCTGAATGAAGAACACTTCCATCTTCTAATTTAATTGGGTCTTTCAGTTTTAAAACTGGCACTCCATTTGTATCAAAAGATAAATAACCATCCATAATCGCATCCAAAACATCAGGATAAGTTTCCTCTAATTTCTCTTTGGCAACTGGTTTTTTTACAAACTTGTTGATAAACTGCTCTAAATCATTCAATGCGACTTCCTTACTAATCACTGTTTTTTTCATTTTTCCTTATTTTAATTAAATTATCTTACTGGTTGCAATTTACCACCACCACTTATTTTCAAAGCGATAGTTCCTGCATTCGAATCAGCCTGAACATCCCCAACAGGACTTCCTTTTCCAACCCAAATAGCACCTGAAATGTGATTAACTTGCCATAATCCTTCTGCTGGAGAACTTGCCATTAGGTTCAATGAATCTTCTTCATTTCCACTTACAAAATCTACAGCTATTGGGCCATCAATTGACCAACGAACAGCGTTTATAGCTCTAATGTTTTGTCCGTTTGATGTAATCTGACTTGCATCATCATTTGTTCTCTGACCTCCTTTATCAATGTTGAAGGTTTCATTGGCTTTGGGGAAATATCGGTATGTAGTTCCCAAGTGAGTAACCGAAATACTTGAAATATCCCCTGCTAAAAAATTTGCCATATCTTTCTATTTTTAAAATTAAAATCCTGCTTTTGCGGTTGTACTTGAAATTCTAACCGTTCCCGTAGTTTTGTAGTTGAAAGCAGTTTCAAATCTGTTTGGATTTGTTGTGCTGATTTGAACTTGTAAACTTGATTTCGAAAACTGTGGATCATTGATTAATGCTGATTCTGCAATATCATCAAACAAACTATACACAATTCCTTTCCATTCACTTGGTTTGATTGCTCCATCAACATCGATAATTTGATTGTCTGCAACCAAAACTTTGTCTTTCAAATAAAGTCTCTCCAATGTAGAATAAGAATCTTTTACGTTCCAATGGATATTCAATGTTCTTGGATAAGAATACAACAATGGAACTTCTCCGGCAATGTGATAGGTAGTAACCAAATCTTGAACTTGATAAGTACCGTTTACTAACATTACAGTTGAACAGCCTTTTTTCACCAAGAAATCACGGTTATTGTAATCACTCATATCCCCAATGTTTCCATCTATAGGAATTGGCATATCAGGATAAGACAATCCACTTATATCCAAATGAGGTGTATTCTGATAAACAACGGCAGCCAAGGCAACAACATTGGCAGCAGCCTCAAATGTAAATCCTTTTGAATTTGGAGCAGCACAAAGAACGTTGGTTACTTGTGCAATTCTGTCCGCATCATTGGTAATTGTTGAAAGAGCTGTTTTGTCTCCTGAAACACTACCGAAATAAGCACAAAATGGCTTGAAAATAAGTCCTGAATATCTTCCTGTAGGGTTGACATCATTTGGCAGTCCATTGAACGCTTCTAGGCTATCCAATTGCGCTTCTCCGTAAGGATTAAGAACCATTGTGTACCAATCATCACCAAACAAAGCTAAAGAAGCAGCTAAATCAACTGAACCTGCTCCATTTGTAGAAGTAGTTTGGCTGTATGATAATCCAGCAGCGTTTGTTCCGTAATCAATTGTTACGTACAATTCAGCACTTGTCAAACCTTTCCATTTTGAAGTAGCTGTAACAACTCCTAATGCGCTTAATGCTGAACAAGGACTTCCAAGAACTCCATTGATTGCATCGGCAATTTTAGCAGCTACAAGCGTTGGGGTATCGCCAATTACAACGTCAAAATTGTAGCTTTGATAATCCAATGTATCTCTACCATTGATAACTACTGTATGAGTTGCATTTGCTGTAGCTGTTCCGGTTACTGTCCAAGCTCTTACTGTAGCGGTTGCGCCACCAGAAGAAATTTGAGGAAAAATAATAGTTGGAATACCCCCAACACCATCGCTTCCTACTGGTCTCAAAATGCTAATTTGTCTGTGAATTGGAGAACCATATCCAAACAATGTAGCAGCTTCGGCAGCACTTGTAACCTCCACTTTATCAACTGTCAATCCTGATTGATTAGCCGTGTTAGCCTCTCCAAGAACTGCAATGATTTGTGGCAAGTTTTGGGTTTCAGTACTGAAAAACCCTTTTTTAATATTATAACCGCTTACTCTCGAAATTCGGTCAAGACCAACGGCTGTAGAAATTGTTGCCATAATTATTTTTTTAATTATTAATTTAATTGTTGAAAACTACTTTTGTTCCTTTGTCGGTGTTTTCATAAGTGATAGTTGAATCATTTCCTTCCAACGGTATTCCATCCCACAATGCCTGATTTTCATTAACTCGAACTGCAAATACAATTCTTGCCATACGAATATAAGAAGCATCCCTACTTGGTTCAGCACCAAAATTTGAAAACTCTAAATCTTGTGAAATACTCTTAACATATTTACCTCCAATTAATCCATTTGGGAATCCTAATGTTGGTAATTTTCCTGAACTCAAAATATATCTAATCAATCCTAAATATCGGTAATTTTTATTCTTTGAAACGATACTCGCATCCACATCACCAACTCCAAGAGCAGAAGTATATAAATCAATGTAATACAAATACTCTCCTTGTGCATCCCTTGTGGTATAACCATCGTATGTACCCCCTTTGAAGTAAACTTGAATTGAAACATCTTCGCTTGTTTGAAAAGGCTGTATTCTTTCGATAAAAATCTCAACGTTTTCTTCAAATGATTGAATTTCAATTTGATTTCCAATTTCTTCCGCTAAAATTTCAGCAATTCTATTAGAAACCTTTTCGAAACCAGGAGCACCTATTATTTCATTTAAAATTGCCATAATTTAAGGTTTGTAGTCTCCTAATATGAGTACGATTAATCCAAAGTTTTCATCAGGAATAGATTGATTTACTTTATAATTACAAGGTAATCCAGAACTATCAATAAAACTTACTTTATGTCCTTGCAAGTCAACTTCTGGTATGCCTTTTTTTGTAGTTCTAAAAGGATAATTCAAAGCTGTTAATACATCTTCATCAACAGTTATTCTTGCATTCTTGGTACTAACTTGGTTTCCATCAGTATCAAAAGAATAATGATGTTTCACAGCCCATCCAGTAATATTAATCGTTAAGCTGTTATCAGGAGTCTTGATCTCAATATCAATTTGATAACCCCCTGAATTGATAACTCTTTTTGCGTCTCTCTTAACAATATTGAATAGGCTGCCATTCATCTTTTATTTCTTTTTAATCGGCTTTTTTACCGCTTTCACTTCCTCTGAATCTACTTCTAAATCCTCAACGGATTCTTCCACTTTCACTTTTTCGATGAATCCTGCATTTACAAGTTCGTATGCTGAACTATTCAATTGTGATTCATCAACTACATCTCCACATTTTGCAATCTTATTATTCTTTACAGAATGCGCTATTACCAATATTTTATACTTTGCCATATCTTTTGAGATTAAGCTAATACTTTCATTGTGTAAATCTTGTCGATTGTAAAAGGAACAACCAATGGAGCAGAAGTCAATTCAATTGTGCTTGACATTGTTTTTTTGTCACTGTAAGAACGAATCAAATAATTCGCTTCAACAATTCCAGGAACATCTACTGAAACGCCTCCAACAGTAGTTGTGTTTTGAGTTGGCAAACCTCCGAAAATTGTTTTTCCTTGGAAATCATCTGGAAGCATTACAACCAAATCTTCTGCTAAATAATACTGTGTCGCACCGTTAGCATCAGTGTATTTTTCGTTGTATGTCCAAAGATTTACTGTGAAATCTCCAGCGGCAACAATACCGTGGTGAGCAAATCCAGAAGCACCATCAAATTGTGGCATTCCAACATTAATACGTTGGATTTGTTGGATTACATTTGGCCCTTGTTCTTTGATTTGTGTAGATGCTAAAAATGCTTCAAAAGCAGCAGAACGCATAATAACATTTACAGCAGAACCACCTGAATTACCTACGTTTCTCAAAAAGTCCATTCCCTGACGAATATTAGTCAAAGGAGTTGCAGTTGCAGCAACGCTCCAATAATCTCCTGCTCCATCAGAAACATTTACAATGGAAGTTGCTTTTCGTCTGTAATCGATGTTGTCTCCATTTACCAAAGAAACAATACCTGTTTGCAAAACGTCCGCTTGTTGTTTACGGATTGCACGAACAACTTTATCTCTGTTTTTATTAACGGCTTTGAAAGCGTTTTTTGTAATTACAGCGTTAACTTGTGCGTTATCCATTCCAACACCCAAAGCAATTGTATTCATATACACTTGGTCTCTTTGGAAGTCATAGTCCTCTTTAAAGTAAGGAGGAACATATTTGTGTTCAGAAACTTTTGAAATCTTGTTTTTGTTTCCTTCCGTGAAACGAACAACATCAACAGCGATTAGGTCATTGTCTCTCTGAACTTCAACATCTACTT